TAAGTATATCTATCTTATATGGGTGGGTTGTATGCACAGGCATATTGTCTGCTGTGTTAGATTTAATCTCATCTAACATATCAGGCATAGTCACATCGCCCCAACCTACATTGATATAGTCAACATTCTTCAGCGTGACATCTTCTCTGGCTCTAGAACCTCCCTTTACAAACTTCACATTAGGATTAATACTTTTTACATAACTTGTAAAAGCATCATCTATCTCTTCACCGTGCATTAAAAATCCATTGTATGCATATAACGGGTCATCAAACATTTTATTCAAATCTTTTATGCCTTCCAAAGGTAATACAGGCATTTCGTTAGGTAACATGTTGAGCATCCATGGATAACGCATGTAAAAAGAATTAGAAATACCTATAGCAAGAGTATTTTCTCCTACATATTTGTCTGCAATGCGTTTTAACGTTTCTAAATCATAAAAACTTTGGTAATCTACTACTTGTACTGTGTATCCACGTAATCTACATTCATGTGCAATTTTATATGCACCTAATGTTTTTAAATATAACGAATTACACTTACTTTGTGAGTGATGTATGGGGAGTGGATCGTAGTCTGGGTCCGATTTTTTAGTCATCAACGACTCGGATACTTGTGGGTCTGTTTCTTGCCCGGTATTAATTTGCATCTTACTCATAAGAATGTTATAATTCTGTGCGTTATATAAACCTGCAGGATCTGTAAGTATAATAAAATCTACTGGAGTGTGATTAACTTCAAAATCTTTAAACGGATTAATCTTCATCGTCTAAGTCCTGCGTAAGTAATAATTCTGTATATTTCAAGAACCGTTGTGCTGATAGCATCGATAATTTCTTAGTATGCTCTGTGTTAGACTGATCATATTCCAAATAATCAAATTTTATGTCTGAATTAATAGTGGGCCAATGTAATCCTTGTGCTACTAGCTCTGCAACACCGACTGTACTTAAAACTTTCATTGACATCTGGTGGGCTCTTTTTGTTTTGTAGGGTTTGAACTGTTTTCGTCTAAAATAATTTTCTAACATCTTTTCGCACATTTGATAAGTTACTCCGTGTCGATTAGTCCAATTATGAAACATGTCTTCGGGCATTTCGGATGGATCGGCCAATGTGTATCCATGTTCTTTCCAGTTTTTTGAGAACTCACTTAGGCCTCTTTCTTCAATTTCTTTATCATATGCGTCTTCTGGTCTAATAAGCAATGCTCTTAAAGTCGGGCGATCAATTGGGAAATCTGGCCTACTCATTATATTAAACATTTCTTGAATACTTTCTTTTGTGTCACTCGGTAAGCCTAATATAAACCCTGAACCAATTAAAACATTATCCCAACCATGATTATCTTTTAAGTCACGCAGGAAATCCAATTGTATAAGCGGGTTTAACCCTTTACCAACGTCTTTTGCACTTTCTGGATTAGTAGTTTCTATACCGAACTCCACTCTCTTTAGTCCCATTTCCAGTAACAGTTGGTGTTGTGGTACGTCTTTATTTCTATGCACATACAATAAATCCAATCTTAAATAACAAGAAAATGTAATTTTAAAAGGTAAGCTCGTAATAATTTTATGTAAGTTTATTATTTTATCAGGATCGTCATTAAATGTATCTTCCACAAACCAATAATCTGTTACGCCATGTTTTTCGTAATTATGTATAAACTCTGATGCAATACTTTCATTAGATTTAAAATATGTACCTTTTTCTTTGCCTACTAATTCTAAACTGCAAAAAGAACACTTAAATATACAACCCCTTGCTGTCTCTAGTGCTATTACTTCACCAGGAAACAAAATATCCGACTTAGCATATCGCATAGTGCTGTGTTGCATTTCTATTTTGCTAAGTAAATCTAACTTATAAGGATGAGTAGTATGGATTGGCATGCTATCTGCTGTATTATTCTTTATGTCGTCTAACATATCAGGCATAGTCACATCGCCCCAACCCACATTAATGTAGTCAACATTATTCATTGTGACATCTTCCCTAGCTCTTGTTCCGCCCTTTACAAATTTTACATTAGGATTAATTCTACGCACATATTCAACGAATGCATCGTCAATTTCCTTACCGTGTGTTAGGAAACCGGAGTATGGAATAAAAGGATCATCAAACACTTCACCTTCATCTTGTATTCCTTCTAAAGGCAATACAGGCATTTCTTTTGTTACCATGTTTAGCATCCATGGGTAACGCATGTAAAACGAGACAGATATACCAATTGCTAGTGTGTTCTCACCAACATACTTGTCTACAATGCGTTTTAATGTTTCTAAGTCGTACAAACTTTGATAGTCTACAACTTGTACCGAGTATCCACGTAATCTACACTCATGTGCAACTTTATATGCTCCTAGTGTTCTAAGATGTAGTGAGTTAGTACTGCCTCTTGAATGATGTATTACACCAGGAGAAAAATATGGGTTTTCTTTTTCAATCAGTAGTTCCTGTGATACCTCCGGGTCTTTAAGATAACCCGGTGCCAGTGGGATACTATGCGTCATCATAGTATAATTATGTGCGTTATACAGTCCATATGGATCTGTGAGTATAATAAAATCTACTGGAGTGTGTTTTGTAACTTCGAAATCTTTAAAAGGATTTATTTTTTGCATACCTGTATTTATCTAGTCTACAAAGGCTCGTTCTAAGACAAAATCATTTGGCTCTCCTAAGTTTCCCTCTATAAATCCTTTATCTTCAAAATAATCTCTGCATTCGTAATTCATTTCAGGACCGCCACATACCATAACTCTATCAGTTGCTTTGTTGAATCCGCCATTAGTAAACTCTTCTATGTGTTCCCAGAATCTACCTTTACGGACATAATCTTCTTGAGTACAAGTATCATAATAGGTTAATGAAAACTCAGGTGTATCCTTTAATGTTTCAACTGCTAATTGTATTTCTGTTTGATAAGTGTGTTCATCGTGTGTCCGTGTAGTGTGTACCAGTATCACATTATTAAATTTACTGTATGTATCTGGGTCTCTAATAATACTCATGAACGGTGCAAGACCTGTGCCTGTGGACAGCAAATATAAATTATCTGCTTCAGTTAAATTATCAATCGTTAACGTGCCCGTAGACTTAGGCATGACTAATACATCGTCTCCAACTTTTAAATGCTGTAGACGACTTGTTAGAGGTCCGTCTGGTACCTTGATACTGAGGAACTCTAGTTCATCTTCATAGTTTGCACTTGCAATACTGTATGCTCTAAGTAATGGTCTGCCGCCTTCTTCTTCTGAAGGCAACCCAATCATAGCGAACTCTCCGTTTATAAAACGAAAACTTCTATTGCGGGTGGTTTTAAAACTGAATGTCTTGTCTGTCCAATGGTGGACCCAAGTAACTTTTTCTGTATGCATCTTCTTCCTTTAGAGTGGTGGAGACAGAGGGAATCGAACCCACGACCTTCTGGTTGCAAACCAGACGCTCTCCCTACTGAGCTATGCCCCCGAACCGTTTATCTTTCGCTTAATGCTTTAATATTAGCACTGATTCTAGCACTGTTCTTAGCAATATTGTCACTTAGTTGTTTCGCATTCTTCTGAATGTTTGCACTAATTTGTTCTGCGTTTCTCATTACGTTGTCACCAACGTCTTCGAACCAAAACTTATTTGCTGGTGCTTTTTTTGTAACTTTTTTTGCTACTTTTTTTGTTGCCTTTATTTTTTCTTTAACCATCTTATGTACTTCCTGTTACATTCGTAACAATGCCTACGAACTGTTCGTAGTTGGAGCGGGTAGTCGGAATCGAACCGACATCCAAACGTTGGCAACGTCTTGTAATAACCGTTATACTATACTCGCAAATTACTTGTGTATATTTACCACTTAGAGTTTTGTGGTGTTCTGAAATAGTGGCGGAGAGTGAGGGATTCGAACCCTCGATACAGTTACCCATATACCTCCTTAGCAGGGAGGCGCTTTCGACCACTCAGCCAACTCTCCGTTTCGTTTTGTATTATAATAGTTATCAAGGAAATTGTCAAGAACTTCCTAAAGTGATAAATACTACATTATGCCAAGATTAAGTTTATGGAACAAAAATAAAGGAAACGATTACGACTTTATAGATAGAGTTGTAGCCGAGTCTGTCAACGCTGGTGGAACTGGAGTTTATGTACATAAGTATATAGGCACATACCAAGATGACACCACGCAAGGTCACGGAAACGATGACGAGTTATATATCCAGGATGTTGTATTCCTTGAGAACAGAGACAGGAAATACGACACAGACATATACGAACTACGTGGTTCATACACCATAGCAGACCCCGATTTTGACTTAACCCAGTTTGGTTTATTTGTAAATAACGATTCGTTGTTTATGACTTTCCATATGAACACATGTGCTAACATGTTGGGCAGACGTTTAATGGCAGGAGATGTTTTAGAGTTACCACATTTAAGAGATGATTTATTATTAGGTGGTGGTGAAGCAGTTAATAGATTTTTTGTAGTAAGTGATGCTGGACGACCAGCAGAAGGTTACGATCCTAGATGGTGGCCTCACTTGTGGAGAGTTAAACTTAAAAATATTACAGACAGTCCAGAATACAGAGATATTCTTGGTACTGGTGAACAGGCTGATGACCTTAGAAATGTTCTAAGTACATACAGTACTGAAATAGCAATATCAGATAAAGTAATAGAACTAGCAAATGCTGAAGTACAATACGATGCAGGATACTATGAGGGCGGTCATTTATATGTAGATGAAAACTCACAGGATAAACCGGGCGTGTACTTCCCAGGTGATGGTGCTCCGCCTAATGGTATTTCAATAGTGGGCAGTGGCGATGCAATGCCACTTGACGCAAACGATGGAGAATACTACTTGAGAACAGACTTCACTCCAAACAGACTATTCAAGAAGCAAGGCAGTAGGTGGATTAAGATAAGCGATGACAACAAACGTGTCTGGAGTGCCGCCAATAAAATACTCACATCATTCGTTAATAATGATAATATAACTACTAACACAGACGGAACTACTCAATCAGAAAAAACTAATATGAGTAAGGCTGTGAAACCTAAGGCAGATTAATATGGATTATTTCTATGACGCACAGTTAAGAAGATACTTACTACAGTTCATGAGAATATTCAGTGGCTTTCAGGTTGCAGAAGGTGTACGCAACGGAACCACAAATTACAATAAAGTACCTGTTAGATATGCAGACATGCAACGTATGGTTGCACACATACTAACAAAAGGTTCAGAGAATATGGTTAACAGCACACCGTTTTTGTCTTGTAACGTTACAAGTTTACTTGTTGCTAGAGATAGAACACAAGACCCAATGCTTGTTAGCAAAGTACAAGTTGCTGAAAGACAATTCGACACCGGTAGTGCAACATATGGTTCAGAACAATTTCCAGGCAACTTGTATTCAACAGACAGATATATGCCTGTGCCTTACAACTTAACAATGAACGTTGATGTATGGAGTGGTAACACAGATCAAAAACTACAATTACTAGAACAAATTTTAATTTTATTTAATCCTAGTATACAACTACAGCAAGGAGATAATCCGTTAGACTGGACAAGTTTATACGAAGTAGAGTTAACAGACATACAGTGGAGTAACAGAAGTGTACCTGCAGGCGTTGACGAAACGATTGATGTTGCTACATTGACCTTTATACTTCCCATATGGCTAAGTCCGCCTGCGAAAGTTAAAAGACAAAAAATTATTAATACTATTATAACAAATATTTATGATACAGGTAGTATCGGTGATTTAGAATACGACGACGACCTATATGACTTCTTTAGATCATTGGAGTCGGACTTTGAATTACATACAATATCACCCAATAACTACGAAGTTGAACTTGTTGGTGCCGAGGCAAAGTTATACAAAGACGGTGGCAGTGCAGAAGCAAATTGGAACGACTTACTAGAAGTTCTGTCTCCACAAGGCTCAGGTACAGCAAATGCAAATATAAGCATAGACGATATACCGCTAACAACAGCAAGTACATTACAACTTAACATATCAAATAATGTAGACAACGAAACTACATTAATAACAGGATTAGTATCTAGAAATAGTTTAGACTCGTCTAAACTAGTATTCAATCTAGACGTAGATACTTTACCTTCAACAACACTAACAGACGTAACAAGAATTGTTGATGCTTCTAAAAACTATCCAGGTGACGGTACACTAGATGCTGTGGCTACTGGGCAACGTTATTTGCTCACATCTGAAATACAGGGAAATCAATGGGGTATTACGGCAAACACAAACGACATTATCGAATATAACGGCACAGGATGGGTAATATCATTTAATGCTTCTACATCACTTAACCAAGAAAGTATTCAATATGTTAAAAACTTATACACAAACAAACAATACAAATGGGAAAACGTCCAATGGACAAGCACATACGAAGGGAAGTACAACCCAGGGTTCTGGCGTCTAAACGTTTAGACAGCGAAAGCATACTTACTAAACTTAACCCTATGACCAACTTATCAAGACACAACGGAGTAAGTGCCGCCGGTGTTTTGTTTCTATCAAAGTCTACTGGCAGGTGTTTATTCCAATTACGCAATTCAGATAAGAAAGGAAAACATACTTGGGGGTTTTGGGGTGGCATGATGGATCCAGGTGAGACTACATACGACACCATACAACGTGAACTTAACGAAGAAATAGGTATTATTCCAGAACTAAAAAAGTTAAATCCCATTGATGTATACCAAAGTAAAGATAAAAACTTTATGTACTATAGTTTTGTGTACTTAGTTGACGATGAGTTTATTCCAACACTTAACGATGAAAGCGCCGGGTATGCTTGGGTAGACATTGGACAGTGGCCTAAGCCTTTACACTTTGGTGCAAAAATTACACTAGCCAGAAACAAAGGCATTAATAAACTACATACTATCCTAAACCTCAATTCCTGATAAGTACTAGCATGTCAAAAGATATTATAAATTTTGATTCTATACGTTTGACTACTGAACTTAATAAGTTTAAACTACACAAAACTATCCCAAACACATTTTTAGACGGAACGTTCTCGATACTAGATTTAAAGGAGAACTACAATGATTTTTCTGCTAAACACAAAAAACTAGCAGATAGATTAATGAAAGTGTATGATGTAGAAATCAGAGATAGTGTAGACGGCTTAGAAAAAAGTATGTTAAACGAGTATAGAGGATTTGTTAAGAACCAACATTGTAGAGAAGAATGGTGGGTGTATCCTGCTGTGATGCAAAAATACAGAGTAAATATAAATCCTGTTAGAGCTGTGTATTACGAAACTAAAGAGATGATTAAAAAGTTTAACAGTCACAGTGTACATCACGGATGGTTATATGATATGATTACTGAGAACGAATGGCATCAACGTGTAATGAAAGCGATACTGTCTGACAGGAAACGTGTAGATAAAATTATAAACTTCTATTTGCCACTGTACGAGTCTGCTGGCTTAGAATCTCCTATAGAGTTAAAACATTTGCAAACATTACGTTCTGATTTGCTTGACTATGCAAATTTATTTACTACTGTTAGGAATTGGTCTCCGGACGACTAATTATTTACTTGTGGCTATAAAAACGCCATCCCAATCTTTAGGAAGTTTTTGTGTTTTTTGAAATTCACAACGTTCAATCCACATATCATAATAACCTTTCATCTTACCCTCAAAAGCATCATGTAGTTGTTCACATAATTTAATTGCTTTATCGAAGTTTTGTTTACGATATTGCATGTGCATATCTTCATGCATCTGTTTGGCTTTTGCATACTTGCCTACTTTAACATCAAGTACAGTGTATATTTCAATGCCCACAGTCTTTCCTTTTACTGCTAGGTCATCTACTTTTAGATAAAAGAATTTATTCTTTGTGTGCTTGTAAGTGTCTCCTCCCACTAACAACAAGCACCCATATTCCTTACACTTACTTTCTATTCTTGCCGCAGTACTAACTGCGTCTCCGAGTATGTCATATGAATGTCTGGCAGTGGAGCCCATCTCCCCAATATAACCGAGCCCAGTATTAATACCAGCACCCATACCAACTGGCGGTCTGCCTTCTTTAACAATTTTATCATTGAATTCCTCTACTGCTCTAAGCATTAGTATTCCTGTTTTTACAGCACTTGCAGGATGATCTGGATCGTCCATTGGTGCATTATGTATGTGCATACTTGCATCGCCGATATACTTAATAACCATTCCGTCTGCATCAAGTATAGGCTGTGTAATGGCATCCATGTAGCCATTCATTATTTTTGTTAGTCCCTGAACATCATCACCAAAACTTTCTCCTAGTGGGGTGAAGCCACGCAAATCTGAGAAGCATATACTAACTTCTTTTTTCATACCTTGTTTAATTAGTTCTGGATTTTCTTGTAACATACGCACTACTGTAGGTGAGGCGTAACCGGCAAATTGTTTTTGTATTTCTGCTCGTAGTTTAAACTGTACCCAGAAGTTATTAAAACTTGCCTGTGTGAATATTAAGAATGTTGCTATTGCAGGAAATGTTGCATCAAATAAAACTAAGTTTGCTGTATAAGAATGTACACTATAATATACAATTCCGCCTATAATAGTAACTGTAGTTACTAGTCCTGCCCATACGGGCAACTTATATATTGCTAGAGCAACTAATACCATGCTCAACAACGCACACAGAAGCTCGTACACAGCACTTAATTCATTCCTAGTAATGTTACTACCGTCTATAAAGTTTTGTAGCATATGAGCTTGTATAAACTGTGGGTAAACGTTGCCGCCCGGAGTGGGAACCGGATTAGCAACGCCTTCAGCACTTACTCCCACTATTACGAACTTTCCACCTAAGTCAGGTAGTTCACTCGCTGTTACATACTCGTGTTCTTCGAAAGTATTATTAAATCTTATGTAAGCAGAACCTCTAGCAGATGTAACAATCGGATCAAATGGAGGCACTGCAAATTCCTTTATACCTATTTCACTAGTCTTTAAAATATAACTAGGCTTACCTGTGTAAGCTCTTAACATCTCTATAGCAAAACTAGGATATATCTTTCCCTCTACTCCTATTGCTAGTGGGTAAGTTCTTGTTTGGTTATCTGGTTGAGGCTCTGTTGCTACTACCCCTATACCTGCGGCTACACTTTCTAGTGGCTCAATATTCGTTACGAGATTCGGCCATGTCAGCAAGTAATTGGTAGCGGGTACTGGGCCTATTGTTGCTGTACCAATGTGCGGACCTGAACTCCTTGTCCCTTTTCCAGATGGGGTCTGGGACAAAATTATGCCGTTGTCCGACATCCAACTTTGTAAAACTGCGTCCCCGCCAAATCGGTCTTGCTCTGGAAACATGATCGTTAAACCAATCATTCCAGCGTTTTTGTTCCTCAGATCCGATATCAGTTGTGCTATGTTCTGTCTTGGCCATGCCCATTGTCCCCATGTGTCTAAACTTTTTTCGCCAATGTTTATTACTACAACTTCATTACTGTGTTTCTTTTCGTCTAGTTGTTGTAATGCATCGAATGTTTGGCTACGCAAACTTTGTAATGGTGTAGGATCGGCAACTCGTAGTGTTGTCAGTAGTAATATAGATATTGCTACGGCCCAGCCGCTTAGTAACCATTTCATTAATATATTTATCAAAAAAAAAGCACACCGTAGTGTGCTTTCTTTATTCGCATTCCTTAGGGTTTTTTGAACAGTACTTCATGATACTTTTAACTAAAAATTTCATGTCTTGTTCTGAAATTTCTTCATCTGCCTTCCTAGACGATGAAGATGTTACTTTCCCTCAGGTTTTTCTTCTTTTTGCAATTCGTCGGTTTGTTTATCAATTTCTGTAGAAACAGTATCAATTACGCCTCCAGCCGCCGTAGCCGCTGTTGCTGTAATACTAGATACATCTGTTAAAACTGCTTGACTTACTGTCGAAACAGCATTAACGGATCCATCTACTACGCCTGTTGTAAACTCTTTACCGCCTTCAATAACTGCGCCAACTGATGCACATGAAGGTAAGAAAAGAACAAAACCGAGGAATGCTGTTATAGATAAAAATCTAGTCATAACATTCTCCTGTTTAATGTAAAGAGAATATCTCTTTACAGTGTTTATTTATGCAAAATCATCGGCGTAGTTCAATGATTTATGTTCTTAGATTAGAAGTAATCCTATTGCAAAACCTATGTTTAAGCCTATAGAACAAACTAATATAAAATCCTTATTAAATGAGTAAGGTACTAGTTCTACTATTTCTCTATTGTGTGACATATTATTCCTAGTTGCTTCCGTTCACTGTTATTGAACACCCTGCTGTGTTATAGCACACACCAGTGATACTGTAACTGCCTGCTGATGATGTCATATTTTGTTGTAAGTTAAGTGTGTAAGCACCAGTACCATATGTTAAATCAATCGCCGCTGTTGCGGCATTACCGCCTCGTTGAGTAACATCAACACTATGTCCGTCACCATCTAAAACGACATCTGCCCATTTAACACCACCGTTACCTCGTTGATATAAATCCACAGTATTACTATCTCCGGCTATTTCTATAAAGCCATCGTGTCCTGCTTTGCCCATTTGTATATGCTCTACACTATTACTGTCACCACTAATAATATTTACTAAATGGTGTCCTGCACCACCACTACTTCTGTTTGTGTCTGTTTGATAACTTGCTAATGTGTTATTATCTCCAGTAACTGTCCAGTATGCTTCGTGGTCGCCTACTTCATCAGAATCAGTTGTGCCGTCTGAATGTTTGCCTTGCCATATTCTGAGATCATTATTATCTGAACCTGAACCCATAATAGCAAAAATATAATTGTTATCCTGCCCGGCACCT